TTTTATAAAGACTCTAAAGAAGGATCTAGAACATCTAGTAGAATATACGATCCAATTATAAACACTATAAAAGAAGGTGTATATGTAACAGCTTTAAAGTTTTTTTCATTTTCTGCATATCACGGATTTAAAAAGTTAGGTCAAAAATTTGCTAGATTACGTGATGATACTTATCAAGCCAAGAAAGGGGTATTAGCAATGACTAGAGAGGAATGGAGTAATATGTCTCAAAATGAGAAAGCTAATGTAAGAAGAACATTTTTTGAATTAGGCCTTGCACTTTTCTTAATGCAAGCAGCACATAATTTAAAAAAGAGAGGAGACGATGATGATAAAAGATTTGATTATATGATGGCATTTTTTATGGCAAGACTTTCAACAGAATTAATGGCGTATGCAAATCCATGGGAAGCTGGTAGATTATTACAATCACCTGCAACTACTACTACATTTATTGAACGTATATGGACACTTATAGATCAACTTGGAGAAGATATTTGGGCTGGAGAATGGGAAAGATATAAAGCAGGAACTAGAAAAGGAGAGACAAAAATACGAAAAGCATTGTATGATGTTGTACCGTGGGCTAAAGCAATCAATCGTCATAAATACGTAAAAGATATTTTAACTTACCACTACAGGGATTAACGAAGAAGAAAACTACGTCTCTAAGGTAAAAAAAAGGCTAGTAATTAATATTACTAGCCTTTCTATTGCTGAGTATAGGTAAAACCAATCACAAAACTATCTCAGCTAGGGCCGAAGCTATCGCAACTCCCTAATATTGTTATAATTCTCCATCTCTTGATTTAATATAAGGTCCCATACCATTATGCCAAACTAAACGTCCCATACGTAAATAAGTTTTAAGCATTTTATTATTGTTTGTACGTCTTAGTTTGTATTCTTCATAAGATTCATTTTCACCTCTAGAAGGGGATAAATTCATATTTTTGAATATCAGTGGTGTGTCCATTTGTTTAATTGTTTAGGCAAATATAGTAAAAATTATGTTATTTCACAAGAACCTCCAGCACAAGCCAATTCTCCTTGTAAATCTGTATTATCTTCTACTTCCTTTACCTTTGTTAGGTTGATTTCCGTAAGTTTTCTATACATAGAATTAAATTTCTTTTCATTTATCTCTTCGAAAGGAGCTTGTACATAAGTACCTCCATCATATGGTAATACAGATAATCCATTAAATGTTTCTCTATTTTCCCACATCCAATTACCTACCATACTCCATTCGTTTTCTTTTATAGATACAGTAGCTGATACATTATGTGTATTATTTCCATTTATATGTCCTGGTCTAACCCATTCTGTATTAAATTTCTGTACTCTATCTAACATTTGTTTTGCAGTTTCAAAATTTCTAGCAATCCCTGTTTTAGGAGCGCGCTGAGGTAATTCTATTACTGCAGAATTAGGAAGTAAAGTCATATCTTCTACTAATTCAGGATGATTTTTAGCTAAGTACTTGTATAACTGCTCATCTTTAGTACATTGCATACGTCTTATATAATAAGGTGAATGCCATGCATGTATACCTGAAGAAGTTCCTACTACACAACTTGTTGTACCTGAAGGTTTAACTGTTGTTACACGTGCTGCTCTATTAATACCGATTTTTTCTGCTGTATCAGCATTAGACATAATAGCAGCTTCTGCTCCCTGTCTTAAATTAAGTGCAAGTACTGTACCATTGCATATTCCTGTCATCCCCACACCTACTAAGGCATCTTTTTCAGTAGTTTCCTGCCAAATACGCCTTAAATAATGGAAATTAGTAAATCCTGCTTGTAATGTACCAAAATAAGCAGCTACTACAGCACGTTTATTAAGATCTTCTTGATCCTTTATATCACCTGCATTGATTTCTGTCAAGTTACAAAATTGAAATGGACGCAACGCGATTTCACAACACGGATTAGTTCCCCAATCTTTGTCGTTAGAAAAATACACTCCTGGTTCCCCTGATCCACTAGCTTGAATTCTTTTCCATAAATTTAAAAAGAATTGTTTAGTAACTTTATGTCTTAATAATACTGCTGAATTATTAGCACGACCTCTTTGTGGATTATTTTCCCACCAAGCCCCTGATTTACAAGAAATCATTTCTTCATCTCCAGCAGAAAATAATGATATAAGAGCTGCTCTACGAATTCCTCCAGCTAATACAGCATCAGCTATATAACAAACTATATCATGAACTTCAAGAGGAGTTAAAGAGTCTCCTTCATTCTTTTTTTCTAGCAATAGTTCTATATTAAACAGACATACTTTTAACGGATCTGGACCTGGAGCTTTCCCTCCCGCGGTAACCAATCGTGATCCTTTAGGTCTAATATCTGAATAATCAAATACAGGTTTAGTTTTTCTAAATCCAAAATATGCTGCCATTAAATGTCTAACTGCATCTGCCCATCCTTCAATAGAATCTCCAACTAAATACTTTTGTGATTTTCTAGGTTTAACAATTTCAGGAAGCTTTGCTACATGATGTTTCTGCACGGAATATCCCACGCCAGTCCCACCAAGTAACAAAAACATTGCTTCTGAAAATCCCCTGTAATCATCGATAGGTAAATAGGCACAATTGTAAACACGAGACTCTGATTTTACGATCGCAGGTCCTGCAAATTGTGCAGCTCTCATCGACATGAGAACTTTTTTATCTATTAAATATGGTTTGTAATCTAGTATTTTCTTTTTTTC